GCAGGCGCCCCAAGCAATGAGGATTCCCGGCATGAAGAAATTTCGCAGCAACTGGTTCCGCGTCGCCGTCGAGGGCGCCACCTCGGACAAACGCACCATCAAACGCAACTGGTTGGAACAGGCCGCGAAGAACTTCAACCCGTCCACCTACGGCGCCCGCATCTGGCTGGAGCATTACCGCAGCGTGTTGCCCGACAGCCCATTTAAGGCCTACGGCGACGTGCTGGCGGTGAAGACCGAAGAAGTGGACGTGAATGGCCAGAAGAAACTGGCCCTGTTCGCCCAGGTCGAGCCAACGCCTGAACTGATTGCCATGAACAAGGCGAAGCAGAAGATTTACACCTCCATCGAAATCGACGACAGCTTCGCCGACACCGGTGAGGCCTACATCGTTGGTCTCGCGGTGACCGACTCTCCTGCAAGCCTGGGCACCGACGTCCTGGCGTTCTCAGCCCAGAAACCTGACGCCAACCCGTTCAAGGATCGCCACTACTCCGCGACCTCGATGTTCACCGAGGCGCTGGAGGCCGAACTGACGTTCGAGGAAATCGAAGACAAACCGAGCCTCGGCGCCCAGCTGTTCAGCAAGGTGCAAGCCCTGCTGGGCGGCAAACAGGCAAAGGATGACGCCGAGTTTTCGCAGATCAGCCAGGCCGTCGAGGCCGTCGCCGAGCACGTCAAGGATCTGCCCGACCAGTTGACTGCCGAGAAGAAATTCTCCGCCGGCCTGAACACCCGGCTGGACCAACTGAGCAAGGACTTCACCGAATTGAAGACCAAGCTCTCCATAACCCAAGACCACAACCAAAAGAAGCGCCCTCCGGTAACCGGTGGCGACAACCAGGTCATGACCGACTGCTGACAGCCGGCCCACCCACAGCCCCGATCAACGAAGGACGACATTCATGCGTAACGATACTCGCGAACACTTCAACGCCTACCTGAGCCAACTGGCACGCCTCAATGGCGTGTCTTCGACCAGCGCAACCTTTTCCGTTGACCCGACAGTTCAGCAGACGCTGGAAACCCGCATGCAGGAATCCAGCGAGTTCCTCGGCCAGATCGGCATCATCGGCGTAGACGAGTTGCAAGGCGAAAAAGTCGGCCTGGGCGTCAGCAGCACCATTGCCGGTCGCACCGACACCACAGGCAATGGCGTGCGCCAGCCTCGCGACGTGTCGTCGCTGGACAAGAAAGGCTATGAAGCCAAGCACACCGACTTCGATACCGCGATCCGCTACGCGCAACTCGACGCTTGGGCGAAGTTCCCGGACTTCCAGGCGCGTCTGCGCGACGCGATCCTCAAGCGCCAAGCCCTCGACCGCATCATGGTCGGTTTCAATGGCGTGAGCGCTGCCGCCACCACTGACCGCCAAGCCAATCCGTTGCTGCAAGACGTTAACATCGGATGGCTTCAGCAGTACCGTACCAACGCATCGGCGCGAGTCCTCAAGGACGGCAAGGCTGCTGGCAAGATCGTCATCGGCACCGGTGCCGACGCGGACTACAACAACCTCGACGCGCTGGTGTACGACGCTATCGCCAACCTGATCGACCCATGGCACCGCAAGGATCCCGGTATCGTGGTGATCCTCGGCAGCAATCTGGTGCACGACAAGTACTTCCCGTTGATCAACAAGGAACAGCCGGCGTCCGAGAAATTGGCGACCGACATGATCCTTTCGCAAAAGCGCATGGGCGGTAAGCAACCGGTGGAAGTGCCATACGTGCCAGACGGCGCGGCGCTGATCACCACGCTGGCGAACTTGGCTATCTACTGGCAAATCGGTGGACGCCGTCGCTACGTGAAGGAAGCCCCGGAAAAGAACCGCATCGAGAACTACGAATCCAGCAACGACGCCTACGTCGTCGAGGATTACGGCCTCGGGTGCCTGGTTGAAAACATCGAGCTTGAGGGGGCGTAAGCCATGGCCAGCAGCCTCGCCAAGCAGCACTTCCAACGCGTAACTGCCGCCATCGAGGCGGCAGCGACCGAGCCCACTCAGACCATGGCCGGCGCCACGGCCTACGAGCATCAGCTCAACCAGCTGCTGCAAGACCGCCTGCGGCTGAAGCAGGTGCAATCGAACCAGGGCAAGGCCGAACTCAAACGTCAGCTGCTGCCCGAATACATCCCCTATGTGCAGGGTGTGCTGGACGCTGGCCAAGGTGCGCAAGACGAAGTGCTGACCACTGTCATGGTCTGGCGCTTCGATGCCGGCGACTTTACCGGTGGCCTCGACATCGCCCAGTACGTGCTGCAACACAAGATGGTCATGCCCGACCGCTTCGCACGCACACTGGGCTGCTTGGTCGCCGAAGAAGTCGCGACCGCCGCGTTCAAGGCGCAGAAAGTCGGCGAGCCTTTCGACCTGACCATCCTGCACCGCACCGCCGAACTGACCGACGCCGAAGACATGCCCGACCAGGCCCGCGCCAAGCTATTCCTCGCCATGGGCCGCGCGACGTTGGAAGGCATCATCGAAGAGCAACCCGGCCAACCGGGCCAGGTGCAAGCCGGCATCGACCTGCTGAAGAAGGCCATCGAACTGCACGACGCCTGCGGTGGCAAAAAGGATCTGGAGCGGGCCGAACGACTGCTCAACAAACTTGCTGCCCCTAGCAGCTAACCGAGCGTCCCCACGCACCCCGCCGGCTCGGGGCGGATCGGCCAAGCCGCTCCTCCTGAACGTGAAGCCCCGACCACCGGCGACCTACAACAGAGCGCAGTTCCATGAGCGGATTCGTAGCGGGAGGCACGACCCCCACCGGCCACATCAACACCGACCCTTTCTGGCCATCGATCGATCTGGATGACGTGCGCGGCACGCTGCGGATCGATTCCAGCGTCACCCTGATCCGTCTGGAAACGGCGACCATCGCCGCTGCCATCAGCGTCAACCGCGAGTTCGCTGAGTGGCGTCGCGCCAAACAGGCCGAGGGCTACAGCACTCTCGCCGACGTCCCGGCCGAGCGGATCAATGACGTGTCGCAGTTCGTCCATCTCTACCAGCGCGCCATCTACGCCGCGACTGGCGCGGAAATCTGCGAGCGATACCGCTCCTACGACACCACCAACAGCGGAAACCAGAACGCCGACGACCTCAGTCCCAGCATCGACGAACTACGCCGGGATCAACGCTGGGCGGTGCGCGATTTCCTCGGCCTCGGTCGCACCACCGTGGAGTTGATCTGATGGCCGTCACCGTCCGCGTTCAGCAAAACGACACCGTCGACGCCCTCTGCTGGCGTCACTACGGCCGTACCGCTGGCGTGACCGAAGCCGTACTCAATGCCAACCCTGGCCTGGCCGATCACGGTCCGGTGCTGCCACATGGCCTGGCTGTGCAAATGCCCGAAGCCCAAACGGCCGCACCACAGCGGCAGATGGTGAACCTATGGGACTGACTCACACGTACCGTGTCTTTGAAACCACCCACACTGGACCATGGAATGAAACACATGCCTGAACGTCCCGATACCTGGGCTTGGCTCGCCGCCTGGCTCGAACAAAACTGGCCGACCCTCTACGCCGGCATCCTGGCTCTGATCATCGCGGCCCTTCGGATCATGTACGGCGGAGGCACTTTACGTCGCATGGCAATCGAGGCCCCGCTTTGCGGCGCCTTGGCACTTGCCGCCAGCCATGGTTTGTCGCTGCTGGGTATTCCCGCATCGACCGCGCCATTTTTCGGCGGTGTCATCGGATTGCTAGGTGTCGAGGGTACCCGCGCTGCGGCAAGGAAGTTTTTCACCCGCAAGGTAGAGCAGCTATGAATACACTTCGCCACGGCGACCGCTCGCAAGCGGTGCGCGTCCTGCAAAAAAACCTCAACAATCACGGTGCGATGTTAACCATCGATGGCGACTACGGTGACGTCACCGAGGCAGCTGTGCGGGCTTATCAGCTCCAGGTCGGCCTGGTCGCTGATGGAGCCGCCGGCAACAAGACGCAGGCAGCGCTCGCTGGCAATGACTGCAAGCAACTGCTGAAGAACACCGACCTGGTCAACGCCGCACAACGTCTCGACGTTCCTCTGGCCAGCGTATATGCAGTCAACGAAGTCGAATCGAAGGGCAAGGGTTTCCTCGACAACAGTAAGCCGGTGATCCTGTTCGAACGCCACATCATGTACCGCCAGCTTTCGAAGGTTCGAAACGAAGGCGATGACGCAGCCGAACTCAAACGCCACGCTGACCATCTCGCCAGTACCAACCCGGCCATCATCAATCCGAACGCGGGTGGTTATGCCGGCGGTACCGCAGAACACCAACGCCTGGCAACCGCTCGCCTGATCGATGACACCGCCGCGCTGGAGTCTGCTTCCTGGGGCGCGTTCCAGGTCATGGGCTTCCACTGGAAGCGCCTCGGCTACGCCAGCGTGCAGGATTTCGTCACGGCGATGAGTGCGGGCGAGTCGCAGCAGTTCGATGCCTTCGTTCGCTTTATCGAAACCGAACCGGCGTTGCACAAGGCACTGAAAGGACGCAAATGGGCCGAGTTCGCCAAGCTCTACAACGGGCCGGATTACCAGCGAAACCTGTACGACATCAAGCTACAGCGCGCCTATGAACGGCATGCCGACTGCGGCTGCGGTCAGGCGGTGGCGGCATGATCGACCTCGACGCGGTACAACGTTTGAACGTAAAGGATGGCGACCTGTTAGTGGTGCCGACGAACACAAACCAACATGACATGGAACTGCTGTGCGATGCACTGCACGTCCTGATACCCGGCTGCAAAGTCGTAATTGTTCGCGGCCCGGTACATCAGCTGGACGTCGACGCCATGAACAAACTCGGCTGGTACCGCGCATGAGTTCCCTGCGTCAGGCCTTGTATGGCATCGCCCTGCTCGGTGCCCTGACGTTGTTGATCTGGAGCCAGGAACTGCGTGTCACCGTTGCAGACAAGAACACAGAGCTGGCAACCAAGGACGCCAACACCGCCCGGGAAGAAGCTAGGCGTCACCTCGCCAACGCCAACGCGTTGCAAAACACCCTACAACAGGAACGAGACGCACAGGCCAGCCTGCGTACCCAACAGGACCAGCTGCGCCAAGGCCTGGCAAAACGCGAACTCACTATTGAGGCACTGAAACGTGAAAACGCTGAACTACGCGATTGGGCTTACCAGCCTCTGCCTGACGCTGCTCGCCGGCTGCGTGAGCGCCCCACCCTCACCGGCGCCGACGCTTATCGCCAGTGGCTGTCCAGCCGTAGTGCCGTGCACCCTGCCGGCGACCAGTCCGCGCAATAATGGCGACCAGCTCACCGACCAAGACCGCGTTGAATCTGCCTGGGCGGAATGCGCAAGTCAGGTCGATATGGTTTACCGACATCAGCAGGCTCATCCATGAACAAACCCGAAAGCCTGCGCGCTCACCTGTTGACCACCGTCGCCGAACTCAAATACAACCCCGACCGGCTTCTGATCTTCATCGACAACGGCAAGATCCGCTGCACCGCAGCTGCGACTCTGTCGTTCGAATACAGCTTCGACTTGCAAGTCCTCCTCACCGACTTCGCCGGCCACCCCGACAGCGTCATGCTGCCGCTGCTCGGCTGGATCAGCGTTCACCAATCCGAGCTGTTGGAAAATCTGAATAAGTCCGCCGACGGCATCCAGTTCGAGGCCGACATCCTCGACAACAGCAAAGTCGATCTGAGCCTGACCTTGCCGTTGACCGAACGGGTGGTGGTGGGTAAGGACGACCAGGGCAACACCACCATCCGCCATCCCGGCGAACCACAACGGGCCGCTGACTTCCTTGATCCGAACTGGATCCCCGGCAACCAGGGCACCGGTAGCGAATGGGTGCTGCCGAAATGAGCAACCGCCTGGAAGCGCTGGAGGACTGGGCGGCGGGATTGCTCGGGCAGCTTGAACCGACATCGCGCAACAAGCTGGCCCGCAGCCTCGGCCAAGCGTTGCGACGCAGTCAGCAACAACGAATCATTACCCAGCGCAATCCAGACGGCAGCAAATATGCGCCGCGCAAACAGCGAAACCTGCGCGAAAAACAAGGGAGGATGAAGCGAAAGGCTCAGATGTTTCAGAAGCTACGCACTGCGAGCTTTCTAAAGGTTAAAGGCGACGGGAACGCCCTCAGCGTTGGTTTCACGGGACGTATCGCTCGCATCGCTCGGGTGCACCAATACGGATTGAAGGATCGCGCTACTAGGGGTGCGCCAGAAGTGAAGTACGAACAACGAGAGGTTCTCGGATTTACTGAGGCGGATCTGGATCTGATCCGTGATTCACTCCTAAAACACCTCACCGCGTAAATGCAAAGGCATCTTCCACCAACATTCCGACGAACGGTAATGCCGATTGTTTTTGCATTATTACCGCAATGAGAAATATATTTCTCGCCGCTTTCCAAGGGGTAACGGGTCAAAAACCCAGCATTTACAGCATAAAAACAGATGTTCGCTCGTCCAAAAATACAAAAAAGTTGTTCGGGATCCGTATAATTAGTATACAGTCTCTATAACCGTATACGGTGTATACATCTCCTGAAGAGGGCTTTAAAATGGCTTCGCCTGTGTTGTCATTCCGTGTCGAAGACGTATTGGTTGAAAAGCTTGATCAGCTGTCCGAAGCAACTGATAGAGATCGCCAATACCACCTCAAACGTGCCCTGGCCCGTTACGTTGAATCCGAGTCATGGCATATCAATGCAATTGCCGAAGGTGTCGCAGATGCTGAGGCAGGCAACCTGACAGATCTGAAAGCCGTTAAGGCTAAGTGGGTGAATCGTGGCAAAAATCGTGCTGACGGACAAAGCGGACAGTGATTTAGAATCTATTCACGAATATTACGAAGCACGGTTAGGGGGCATATCCGCAGACGCGGTGATCGCTCAAATTTTCGAGGCGCTTGAGCAGCTGGAAACATTTACCGGCTTGGGCAGACCCTCTTCGGTACCAGATATCCGGGAGTTGGTGCTGTCCAAGTTCCCCTTCATCGCCCCATATCGCCTCGCTCACGGCGAAATTCAAATTCTCCGCATCCTCCATCAGCGTACAGAGCGGTCAGAAGACTGGTAAACGCAAACGCGTCAGTCCATTGGACTCAACCGTTTCACAGACGGTTCGTAGCCAATCAAGACTTGTAGGCTTTTTTGGTACAACCCTTTAAAGCTGCACTCACATACGCGTGGCGCCACCATCGGCGCCATGAACGACTTAGCCACCCTCGCCCGCCTGATTGAAAACCTCATCCGCCTCGGCACCATCGCTGCCGTCCAGATGAAGCCCCCGCGTGTGCAGGTCAAAACCGGATCGCTGACCACAGGCTGGTTGCCATGGATTGCCCCGAGAGCCGGTGCCGACCGCGAGTGGAATCCACCTACCGTCGAAGAGCAAGTCATCCTGTTCAGCCCTTCAGGCCAGCTCGCTAATGGCATCGTCCTGACCGGCCTGTTCAGCGACCACATGCCGGCCAACGGCGACCGCGAAGGTCTGCAACGCTGCACCTACCGCGACGGCACGGTTATCGAGTACGACAGCGTCGCTCACCACCTGAACGCCACACTGACCGAAGGCGGCACCACCAACCTGATCAGCACCGGCGGCATCCACATCGTCGGCCCGATCACCCATGAGGGCGACTACACCCAGACCGGCAACCAGAAAATCACCGGTAAGGTCACCGTATCGGTGGACGTGATCGCGGCAGACATCAGCCTGGTCAACCACCTGCACGGCGGTGTGATGTCAGGCGGCGCCAAGACGGGGAAACCGGAATGAACCGAGAAACCGGCGCTGCGATCGACACCGTTGAGCATATCGTCCAGTCGACCACCGACATCCTGACCACTCGCCTTGGCACCCGCGTGATGCGCCGGGAGTACGGCAGCTTTGTGCCGGAGCTGGTCGACCATCCGTTCAATGACATCACCCGGCTGCGCGTCTATGCCGCCACCGTCATGGCCCTGATGCGCTGGGAACCCCGGATCTCTCTCAGTCGCGTGCAGTTCCTGGGGGCCACGTTGCAAGGCCAGACGGTGATGGATATCGAATGCAGCCGTGTCGACACCAACGAGCCGTTGAGTCTTAGCGTCCCATTGCAGCTGGGGGCCAGCGTATGAGTACCTTTACCGCCATCGACCTGGCTCAGCTGCCGGCCCCGCAGATCGTCGAACAGATCGATTTCGAACAGATCCTTGCCGAGCGCAAGGCCTACGCCATCAGCCTCTGGCCGGTCGAAGAACAGGCCGAAATCGCTGCACGCCTTGCGCTGGAGTCGGAGCCACTGACCAAGCTGCTCGAGGAGAATGCCTACCGCGAGACTGTCTGGCGTCAGCGTGTCAATGAAGCGTCCGTTGCAAACATGCTGGCCTTGGCCAAAGGCACCGATCTCGAAAACATCGCCGCGAATTACAACGTCGCACGCCTGGTCGTTCAGGAATCCAAGCCATCCGCGATACCGCCGATCCCTCGGGTGATGGAGAGTGACGACAGCCTGCGCGAGCGCGCACAGATGGCCTGGGAAGGTCTGAGCACCGCAGGTTCTCGCAACAGTTACATCTTTCATGCTCGCTCGGCAGATGGCCAAGTGGCGGACGCCACCGCTGAAAGCCCCACACCAGCCGCAGTGGTGGTGATCGTGCAATCGCTGCTCGGCGACGGTACCGCCTCCCCTGCGCTGCTGGCCACGGTCAAGACCTACCTGAGTGACGATGATCGCCGCCCGGTCGCTGATCGACTGACCGTTCAGGGCGCCGACATCATCTACTACCAGGTGAAAGCCAAGCTCTACATGCTGAGCAATGGACCCGAGAGCGAGCTCGCTCTTGCAGCGGCGAGGACCAGCCTACTCAAGTTTGTGAACCAGCGTCGTCGCCTCGGGCTTGAAGTGTCCGAATCCATCGTGCACGCCTCGCTTCACGTTGAGGGCGTGCGCAAAGTCGTGTTGCAGAATTGGCAGGATATCGTTGCCACCCCTTACCAGGCGCCCTTCTGCACGGACATCGATTTATCCCTGGGGGCTGAGTGATGACCGCCCAAGCCTTGCTCCCGAGCAACGTCACCCCGCTTGAACGCCAGGCCGCCATAGCGTTGGCTGACATTCAGCGTGTGCCGATTCCTTTGCGACAATTGTACAACCCGGATCTATGCCCGCTGCACCTATTGCCCTACCTAGCATGGGCCTTCTCGGTCGATCGCTGGGACCCTCGATGGTCCGAGGCCGCCAAGCGCACCGCCATCCGCGCGTCGTTCTACATCCATGCACGCAAAGGCACCCTCGGTGCGCTGCGCCGTGTGGTCGAGCCTCTGGGCTACCTGATCGAGGTGGAGGAATGGTGGCAGACCGTGCCCGAGCGCGAGCCGGGCACCTTTGCGCTGAAGGTCGAGGTTCTGGATACCGGCATCACCGAAGAAATGTACCAGGAGCTGACCCGGCTCATTGATGACGCCAAGCCGGTCAGTCGGCACATGACTCGCCTCGCCTTTGGTTTGGAAACCACCGCCGCCCTCTGGTTCGGTGCCTGCGTTGTCGAGGGCGAGATCACCACGATCTACCCGTTGCACGTCACGTTGCTGGAGCTCACCTGCACGGCTCGGGACGCGGCGAGCGTCGCGTTAACCACCGAAATGACCACGCTTTACCCGCTTCAACCCACGTTGCTGGAACAGCATGCCTATCCCTCCCGGGAGGCGGTCGGCGGTGATTCTGGCGAGCAAACGACTATCCACCCCCTGCACGTCACCGCGCTGGAACAACAGGCCGATCCGGCCTATCAGTCCATCGCCGTGGACGCGGGTGAATTGACCACTATCTACCCGTTGGAGGCGTGATGGCAGCGCAAGAGTTCTATACGATTTTGACCAAGGCCGGCATTCAATATGAAGCCGAGTGCAAGGCCACCGGTAAGCCGATCAAGCTGGTGAAGATGAGCGTCGGTGACGGGAACGGCGCCTCCTACAACCCAGTCGATACGCAAGTCGCCTTGAAGCGTAAGGTCTGGGAAGGCAGCTTCAGCAACCTGTATCAAGACAAAACAAACACGGCTTGGCTGGTGGTCGAGGCGATCATTCCTCAAAACGTCGGAGGCTTCTGGATTCGTGAAGTTGCCGTCTGGACTGACACTGGTGTTCTGTACGCCATCGGCAAATACCCTGAGTCGTTCAAGCCGCTTATTGCCACCGGTGCCGGTCGCGAAATCAACATCCGCACCATCTTCACCACCAGCAATGCCGACAACGTGACGTTGATGCTCGACGGCTCGGTCATTCAGGCGACCCGTGCCTGGGTGAAAGAGTTTGTCGAAGTCGAATTGGCCAGCATCAAAAAGGACCTGTCGGCTGAACATGCGGAAGGCAAAACTCATAATTACCCGCTGACTAATTTCATCGAAACCGACTGGGTCGCCGAGTCGAGCCAGTCGGAATACCTGGCTGAAATTTTCCGCACCTTTGGCCAGTCGGGGGTTTTGGGCAGTCGCCAGTACGGCTCTGCCGGGACCGAGTCATTCAACCGCACATTCGACGGCGCTTATTCGGCCATCAACCTGCACAACCATCCCAACCTGCTGGCCACGCCGGGGCTGGGGGAAATCGCGGCCATGATCAACGGCCATATGGTCAGGACGCGGCATAACGACTACCGCCTGCGCAGCGCTGCGCCGGGTAACTACCTGGCAATGGTGGACATTGCTCCACCAGCAGCCCCCGCGTCGGTGAATTCGGCAGTTGGCATTCCCGCGAAGGTCGCAGAAATGCGCGAATACTTTCGGGCCTTTGCTACGCGTGATACGGAAATTCGCGACTACCGGCCACATTTTCGCTGGAACCTGTCGGTGCTGGAAATCTGGCCGGAGCTGTTGACCGATGAGGTGAACGACACGTTTGAAAGCTTCCGCCATCTGGAGGAAATCAACGGTTATCGCGATCTGTTGACGCGGACCTTGTTGATGGGCGCCACCGGCTACAGCGGCCGAAATGAAAACGGATCATTTATCCCCGGCTCGGTACGGCAAGTTTCCAAGACTGGGCGGCCGCAGTACGTGGCCTGGCGCTACCGTATATCGGTCGCGGACGTGGGCAGCGTGGGGGATTACCCCGTGGAAAAACTCGTCACCCCGCTCGATTTGCCGTTGCAGCGTTGGCACGCAAACCTGACCGGGCCGCAGGTGGCGACAAGCCGCCGTCAGCGGTGGCGTATCAACCGTGAGCTGTCGGCCGATCCTACCTGGGGCGCGTACAACGAATCCCCAACCATCGATCTACTCGATGAACTGATGGCCAAGGTTCCGGGGCTAAACGGCGCCGGGGCGAACCTGGTCGAGCAGTACACGGACAGCGGCGTGGTGACCAAGCTGACCAAGTGGGACAGCGCCGAGCTGCTGAACGCGGCTTACTACAACCGTCGGTATGGGCACGAGCGTAACGCCAGCGGCCGCACCAAGGGCCTGCGTAGTTATAACGATCCAACGTTGTTCGTTGCGTCCAACACCCGCCCCGAGGTGGCGTCGTTTGCGGCGGATGGCCAAACCTATCGCAACAGCTATGCGATTCCGTTGGAGCTGATTTTGCGTACCCCGCTGGAGGGCTGGAACCCTTACGGCATCGCCACAGTAAATGCCGCGGCCGGCGATGGTGCAACTGCGCAAACCGCCTGGACTGGACGCAGCGATAGCTCTCGACACTACCTCACGCCGGCCGAGATGTTCTCTGACACGGTGCTAGATCCCGATCCGGCGGATACAGGGGCGAGCCCGCGCTGGGTATTGGATAGCGCCGGAACGCCTCGTCTTGTGCGCGCCTCGGGCATTTATGCGGTGCTGCCCAAAATCGAGGGCGCTGGCGCGTTGTACCTGCGCTACCCGGTTTATCCGATGTACCACGAAGGAGGCTGGGCGGCAGCAGCGGTCGATGCCCTGGCGGGCGACTGCACCACCAGCCTGGTGAATCTGATGCGCGGCTACATGACGCAAAAAGACTCGATCGCAGAAATGGATGAGTCGATTCGGGTGCTTAAAAACGAAGTTTCGCAACTTAAACAGAAATAAAGCAGGGGAATCATTATGGGCATGTCGGCACTGCTGGCTGAGGCTACTCGCCTTGTTGCAATGTTTCAGGACAAAGAGAAGAGTATTAAAGACGCCGTGGCCGCTGCAATCAGTGCGGTCCCGGCGATGAACAAGACTTACTACGTGAACGCTATTACTGGCGATGATGCCGCCGGCACGGGCGACAAACTCAAACCGTTTAAAACGGTGGCGAAGGCCGTGAACACCATTCCTTACGGCGGTGGTGGTTATGTCCGGTTGTTTGGTCATGAACATGTGGTCGAGAGTTTAATTTTCGTCGCATCCAAGAACCTGACAATTACTGTCGCCGAGGGTGAGACGGTGATGCCTACCCTGCGCAATATTTGCGTGCAGGCGAACGGGGCTGATGGCGCGGGGAATCAGGACAACTCGACCACTGGTTTTATGCTGGACAGTTCCACCGTTGTTTTGGGGAGCATCCGCATTCGCACAGCCAATTATTCGAAGCCCGAGTCAACGACGAACAACGTCTACACGGGTTTCTTCCGTCGCTATGACCGCCCGATGGGCATGGTTCATGTGACCGGTTGTGAGATTGAGCTGGGCGATACCGCCCTGACTCGTCACACCATCAACGGGCAAACCGGCATCGTTTCGCTGTACTTGAACAAGATCAGCCGCGTAGGTCCGGTGGTTAAGAACACGCCATTAATCGAAACGGCCGGTAGTCCGATTATTTTTGCGGCGCAATCCAATACCTTGCCGGCCGGTGCGAAATGGTCGGGTGACTATTTGACTGGCGTTGTTTTTGACTCCAATGGCGCGACCCGAAGTGTCGTTACTAACGTGAATCTTGTTTAACTCGGTGACTAAAAATGCGGCTTAATTTCACATACGAAGGGCAGTTTTATTCGGCGTTTACCGTCGAGGATGCGTTGACGGTAGGGATCCCTGTGTTGGTGCTGGCGGGGGCTGCGGCTGAGCAGGTTCAGAAAGGGATTGATGCGGCTGTGGCCCAGGCCCGCGCACGCAATGCCACGCGGATCGATGGTCAGGATTCCATGTACTTGCTCAAGGCAAACGAAGCTGAGCGCTATATCGCGGCCGGCTCGCCAACAGATGCCAGCGACTACGTGTTGCTCAAGGCAGAAGCCGAAGCTTTGCAGATCACCCCACAAGCGCAGGCAAACCGGGTGATTGAAGCTCGTGATTCCTGGCTGGCGGTAGCTGCTCGCATCGAAGCAGCCCGCATTGGCGGCAAAGCGTCTTTGGCTGAGCTGACCACCGTCGAAGCCGTGGTCATCGCTGGCGAATTGGTGATCGCCGATCTGGACGCGATTTAACCCCAGCCCTGGCTCCTAACCCTGGGCCGTAAAAGCGGTCCAGAAACCAGGTCAATACTTCTCCCTGTAATCCCCGCTCTCACAATCCCCAGTGCTCGCCGATCAGGCGCGCACGCGGCAGCCTGCGCACTGTCATCTCATTCACTGCGCAGGCAAACCCATGGCCGATTATCTCCACGGCGTGCGGGTCATCGAACTCAACGACGGCACCCGCCCCATCCGCACCATCCCTACCGCTGTTATCGGCATGGTTTGCACGGCCGAAGACGCTGATGCCACTGCTTTCCCACTGGACACACCAGTTCTGCTGACCAACGTGCAATCCGCTATTGCCAAGGCCGGTACCAAGGGCACGCTGGCAGCCTCTCTCCAAGCCATCGCCGACCAGACCAAACCCTACGTGATCGTGGTGCGTGTCAAGGAAGGGGCAACCGAAGCAGCAACCACCAGCGCCCTGATCGGTACCACCACCGCAGACGGCAAATACACCGGCATGAAAGCTCTGCTTGCCGCCAAGGCCAAGGTCGGCCTAGTGCCACGCATTCTCGGGGTGCCTGGTTTGGACAGCCAACCGGTGGCCAGCGCCCTGGTCGCTATCGGTCAGCAGTTGCGCGCCTTCAACTACGTCAGTGCCTGGAACTGCAAGACCAAAGAAGAAGCCGTCGCCTACCGCGAAAACTTCGGCGCCCGAGAAGTCATGGTCATCTGGCCGGATTTCCAGAACTGGAACACCACCGCCAATACAACCGCGAAGGCTTCCTCTGTGGCTCGCGCCTTGGGCCTGCGCGCCAAGATTGACCAGGAAGTGGGCTGGCACAAAACGTTGTCCAACGTTGCGGTCAACGGCGTTACCGGCATCAGCGCCGACGTGTTCTGGGACCTGCAAAACCCCGCCACCGATGCCAACTACCTCAACAGCAACGAGGTCACCACACTGATCAACGAGGGCGGCTTTCGCTTCTGGGGCAGTCGGACGTGCAGCGTCGATCCGTTATTCGCTTTCGAGAACTACACCCGTACCGCGCAGATCCTCGCCGACACCATGGCCGAGGCGCAGATGTGGGCCGTGGACAGGCCCATGCATGCCTCCCTGGTGCGCGACATGATCGAGAGCATCAACGCCAAGTTCCGCGAACTGATCACTGCGGGCTACCTGATTGGCGGGAGCTGCTGGTACCCGGATGACATCAACGACAAAGACAGCCTGAAGGCAGGGAAGCTTGTTCTTGATTACGACTATACGCCGGTACCGCCACTGGAAGATCTGACCCTTCGGCAGCGAATTACCGACCGCTACCTGATCCAGTTCGCCAACAAAGTTAACAGCTAAACCGGGGCTCCCTGTGAGGGGAGTCAACCCGAGTCAGTACACCGGAGAACACCGCCATGGCCATGCCTCGCAAACTCAAAAACATGAACCTGTTCAACGACGGCAACA